CTAGATATGTAGCCCTTCGCGCAGGTGCGCCCTCATCTTATTCAACAGTACCACGTTGGCCTGATCGACCATGCTCGCATCAAGTTTGGCATATGCGTAAGCGCCCTCTTCATCCATGACGCAAGCTTTAATGGAATTCCCTGTATCGTCCGACCCTACGATCTCGACACCTCTAAGAAGTATCTCATCCACTTCATAGCTTCGGTATACGTCGGCCAGTATTGAACGATACTGACTCGTAAACACTGCGTTGAGTATTAGGTACAAATCTTCCATGCTGTTGAACTCAAGTCGGTGTTCTAAGCTGCCACTACGTTCACATACGACTTCAAACACTACAAATCCCTCGGTGTGATTCATACGGAGCTTGTTAAATTTGCTTTTATTCATAGCAGTAAATCTCCCTCCTAAATTCGATTTCGTTCCACCGAACGTCTTCACAAATCGGATTACTAGTGAACGTTCCTACGTAATACAGGTCTACAGTCTGACCTGCGAGATCAGTTAAGTGATCTCTATGATCTATCAGCTTGAACATTCTTGGACTGTGCCCCGACCGCATACACCATCCCAAGAACTCTTGATAACTCCCTGCAATGACAACCCGCCGCGGCTCCGTAGTGTCCCACGAATAATTTCGACGCTTAACCGACAGTCGGAAGAAGAGAATGTCCGCCTCGAACCCGTCCTCTACCAGCCCTAACCCAAACCGTAATTGCGGCTCAATCTCGAATCTCCATTTCATGTTGATCCCCCTCTCGCTTTCGTCTTGTTTCTTCCATGAGATCAGTCAGCCTTTTGTTTATTTCACTCTGCCGCTCTACTTGCTTTAGCGACTTGCGGTTAATTTGACCTTTTTGGTTACACCGTCTCCACTGATGCGCCATACACACCATCCCATTCTATATAGGTAGTACCTATACTTTCTGTAATAAAAAATTTTTCAACGGTGTCCTTCTAATTACCTATACGCAACAATGGTGCGCCAGTTAAGTGATCGGTCTAACCTATTTGATAGGAACCGTGAGAGACGAGGTGGTTGGAATGCAAATCCATAACATCGATGTAACGATTGAGCACCTGTGTGACACCTGCCGGTTTGAGCACAAATGCGTCAGGTTCAAAAGTACCAGAGATGCCTTGCTCTCTATTGAAGAAGCAGCCTTGGATAAGTGGCGGGTGGATGTTGAAGTGGAGTTTAACATCAAGAGGTGCGGTCTCTACACTGCTGATGACGAAAAGATTCAAGCGTTTGCCGCGAAGATAATTGATGATTACGTCGAGTCGTTGAATAACGACGAAGATGGCAAATAAGGAGAGTGGGACAAATGAGTAATGGGGGAATCGTACAAGTATCGAAAATAGTGAAATACAAGATCGAGCAGGACGTTATTGCGCTCAGGCAGCAGAACCTATCCTATCAGAAAATTGCGGACGAGATGAACGCCTCTGGCAAGGTTCCCGCCGCCGATCCTATCGATAAATTTGTCGTGATGCGCTTTCTTGACACCGTTCCCGCGGTGACCAAGGAAATCGTGTCCAACTCGAAGCGTCGTATGGTTGAGGTGGTCAATTCTCAAATGGACGTTATCTTCGAGGTAAAGACCATGTACGAGAAGACGAAGGCCATCATTAACGCTATGGAAGAGGATTGGGTGCAGAAGAATAAGCCAATCAATGCTTACGCATGGAAGGCTCTCATCTCCGAGATGCGTGAGATGTTGAAGCATATGGGTGATATTCAACGGGAGATTAACGACTACGACAACGTGCGTAAGTTCATGGAAGTCGTTATTGAGACTCTGAGTGATGAATGCCCTGAAAAAATCCCGACAATTGCAGAGCGTCTCCGCGCCGCCAAAGGTACGCAGTGGTTCGCTGACCTGATCGGCGGAGGGAGCAAAGAAGGTGACAAGAAATGAATATTCATCTCTTGTCCCTCCCTGATTGGGAGGCTTTGTATATCGACGGGAAATTGGTTATGGAAGGGCATTCGTTGCCGCTTGTTAAGGCTCTGCAACTATTACAGAACAGGGGCGTTGTGCAAACAGTGACCGAGCAATATATCGATGAAGAGGGAATTGATATTCCCGATCAGCTAGGCGGTGGTTTTGATGGCTAGTAAGTTAGAGAATCTATTTGAATCATTCTTGAATATGGCAGCAAGTAAGACGGCCAGCGTAGGTCTGTGGAGGGAAACCCCCGTAGACCTGCTGACCTTCTTCGTAGAATACCTCAAGGAGACACCATATCCCGGGAAGCAGACAGAACTTATCAACGCGGTAAACGATGTTATTTGGTGGAAGTTGACTGGTGAGAAGCATAACTGCCCCGTTGACCTGCAAGAGGTCGAGGAAATGGTTGTAATGTTTGGTAAAGGGTCGGGTAAGGACTTCCTTGCCTCGGGGATTCTTGCCTACGTCTGCTACCTGCTGTGTTGCCTCACGAACCCTCAGGAGTTCGCGGGATTCGGTCAGGACGAACCAATTGACCTTATCAACGTAGCGATCAATGCCTACCAAGCGAATAATGTATTCTTTAAGAAGCTGAAAGCTCGTATTATGAATTGCAAGTGGTTTGAGCGGGTTAATGGCGCCCCTACCTCTCCGAAGGAGTTCCAACTTACAAAGAATCAGATACGTTTTTACAAGAATATTACCGCGCATAGTGCTCACTCCGAGGGTGATTCTTTTGAGGGATTCAACCCATTTGTCGTAATCTTTGACGAGATTGGGGGATTTGAGTACGAGGCGGCTGAGGATATCTACTCTACGCTCCGTTCGTCCGCGGTATCTCGGTACAATGAACGTATGCTCCTGATCTTTATCTCGTTCCCTCGCCACTCAGAGGACTTCATGATGCGGAAGTACAGAGAGGCGATAGTTCAGAAAGACCCGAAAGTTTGGGCCACCAAAGGAGCGTCTTGGGAAGTTAACCCTAAGATCAAGCGAGAGTCTCTTAATAAGGACTATGAACGTGACCCCGAAGGTTCGCAGATTAAGTACGAGTGTATCCCGCCCGCGGTGGCCGAAGGTCTGTTCCAGTTCCCTGAAAAGATTATGGGCGTAGTCCAGCTCGGTAAACAGTCGCAATGTCCGAACCTAATTATCCAAAACAAGGTCACCACACGCACCCTGCAAAGCGGAGAGCAGCGGTATTTCATAGGCTTGGAATTATTCAATCTACAACTCGACCCGCAATTTACCTACTACCTTGGCGGCGACGGCGGTGTTAATACCGACAGCTACGTTATCACCCTGTACCATGCCGAGCCTACAGAGATGCTAATATATGAGAACGGTCAGGAAGTGGCCAAATGGGTAAACAAGCCTGTCGAGGATTTGATCTTGGAGTGGAGGCCATCCAAAAAGGACAGGCTCCCAGTTGACTTACTGAACGTGGCCGAGATATTGGAGCAAATCTGTTCTCAGGTCTACGTGAAGAAGGCGTTGTTCGATAAATTTAACTCCGCAGAAGTTGTACAAAGGTTAATATCGATGGGCGTGGAAGCGGAGGACAAGAACTTCTCGAACCCGTTCCAAGTCCAAATCTACACGAACTTCAAGGGTTATATCTATACGGATAGCATCGAGCTTCTTGACCATACGTTGAATGAGGACGGTCATCGGAAGAACGCTAATGAGGAACTTAAGTACCTTAAGGTTATCAACGGCAATAAGATCGACCACGACCCCGATAAGGCTAAGGACTTTTCTGATGCCCGCGCTGGGGCTGTGTGGATATGTACTATGGACGAGGTTATACCGCCTACCCACTTCTCCATGCCACTTCTAGCAGGTGCCCAACGAGGAACTTCCATCAAACTAAAGACAGGTGGAGTAATGAGGGTCAGATAATGAACCTACGAAGGGTCAAAAAATGAACCTGCGTAGGGTCAAAAAGTGACACTGCGAGGGTCAAAAAATGAACCTACGAAGGGTCAAAAAATGACCCCTAAGAATTATAATCTTTAAGAATTAGAACTTAAGCTTTATAAACTTAACTGTCGCCAACTTCGTTGGCAACTATGAGTCGCCTTCGGGCGGCTTTTTTAGTTTCGGTCTAACCTAGAGAGAGTCGCAAGTATACGCACAAAGGGGAGGTAATATCCGCGTGAAACAATTCCTATCAGGTTACAAAGGTGACCATAAATCAATGTACATCGTTCCGCTAGGTGATATTCACTACGGCAATAAGCATTATAACCCGCACTACCTTGAACGCGCTCTCCGCTTCGTAGGTAAGAACCGTAACCGTTGCCGAGTAGTCCTCATGGGCGATCTCATGGAGGTGGCCACAAAGACCTCTGTGGGACGTTCGGTATACGAAGAGTCTTATCCCACTCAGCGGCAGTTTGAAGTCGCTGTGGAGCAGTTCAAGCCGTACGCAGACCTCATTGATTTGGTTGTTGAAGGTAATCACGAAGAAAGGATAATCCGCGACACCTCGTTCGAGATTGTCCAAGAGTTCTGTCACCGTATAGACCGCTACGATGCCTACGGTCAATTCTCAGGCGTTGTAAACTACAACCTTGGGTCAAATCTTACCTACTCTGCTTACGCTTGGCATGGGTCAACTGGGGGCACCAAGGAGAGCAGTGTAATCAACGGGTTGCTCGGTATGCGCGAACGTTGCATAGCACACCTGTACTTCATGGGTCACACGCACAAGTTGCTGTCATTCAACCGCAAGGTTATGGTGCCGCAACCGCACTCCGACGAGCTGGCCGAGATTCATCAGATGTTCGTTAACACAGGAACCGCGGTTGGCGATGGCGGCTACGGAGAGCAAAAAGGCTTTGCAATGAACAGTATAGGGTTCGGTGCTGTGCAGATATTCGCGGATTCGCGTAAACAAATATTCCATCGTATCGACGACATTATCGATTAAGGAGGGGTAACCATTGGCTAGTATTAGAGATTTCTTCTCGTTCCGAAAGCGCAAGAAACAGCAGCCTACTCGGCTTGCCGCTGCCACGGCCCAAGCCCCTGATGTACCTGACTTTGGCGGTAGCCGTACCACTATTCCGCGGTTCGCCATGGGCGGCGGCGGTGCTGGCGGTAACCTGCCTCGTAGGGCACAGTCGGAGTTAATGCTGGACGAGGCTTCGCTACAATCAGCCTCCCTCGACAGTTTGATCGATATCTTGTCGGATGCTCACCCTGACCTTGGGTTCGCGTTGTGGAACTTCCTGCGGATCGGAAATTGCGACTTCAAGTACAAGGTAATGAAAGTCGGCTCTGATAAAGAGGACGCAGCAAGCAAAAAACTAATTGACCAGTTCCTTCAAATGCTGGAAATGCCCAACATTAATCGCTTCGAGTCCTCTCGCTCCCTCAAGAAGGTCATCAATCAACTCATGCTGTCGGTACTGACCCGGGGTGCAGGTTCGCTAGAGTTGGTGCTGGCTTCGTCGCTTACTGGTGTAGCCTTCCTAGCACCTATTGACCCTGCAACAATTACGTTCAGGTTCGAGCAAGATCGCTATGTGCCCTATCAGGATACGGACAAGATCAGCTTGGATATTCCGACATTCATTTACGAAGCGTTGGATGACCGCATTGATGACCCTTACGGGCGCTCCCCGTTCACTAACGCGGTGCAGATGATTTTGTTTCAGCTTCAGGTATTGCAGGACATCAAGGCTGTCGTTCACAACCAAGGCTACCCGAGGTTCGATATTAAAATCCTTGAGGAAGTCCTGCTTAACCGGGTGCCTATCAATATCCGCAACAACGAAGAGAAGAAAGCTACATGGTTGAAGGCGAAGCTGCAAGAGGTTATCGAGATGTACAACGGGTTGCAGCCTGACGATACGTTCGTTCACTTTGACTCTATCGAGATGGGTACTGTCGGCGGCGGCAGCGGCGGCGGATCGCTGATCGATCCTGAGGCTCTGATGACCGTCATTGACAATCAAATTATGGCAGGGTTGAAGACCCTCTCCACAATCATGGGCAGAAGGTCTTCGGGTAATACGGAGTCCTTTGCCAAGCTGGAGATCAAGCTGTACATGGCGGGCGTTAAAGCCGTGCAGGATGTTGTGTCGCGGATTATCAGTCGTGCGCTCACTATCATGCTGAACATGAATGGCAAGCAGGGCATTGTGCAGTTTGAGTTTGAGCCTATCGAGATCAGAACGGAACTCGAACAGGAGCAGTTCAATCAGATCAAATTGCAGAACATTGCATACAAGCGCGACCAAGGCTGGATAGATCAGGACATGGCTTCAATCGAGGCAGTCGGTACTCCGTCCGTAGCCGAACCTAACATGGAGATGTTGAAAGGTAGCGCGAAGACCTCCGAAGGCGGGACGCCTCAGGGGGCTACCAGACCTAGCGGTGGATAACCGTAAGATAACGCACGGAGTAGATGTATTTCGTGCGTTCCTGTCTATTCTAAACTAAGCATCGGATTAAGGGAGGTGTGACCGTGCCAAGACCGACACAAGATGAATTAACAAAGATCAATCGATTTACGCAGGTGGCCCTGACTGAGGATAACTGCTACGTTTTCAAGAACCTGATGATCGACAACCAAGTTACGGCGTATTCGTCCAAGCTTCATCCGAACCTGTTGGCCAAGTTTCAACAAGATACTCAACGTGGCGTAGGTTTGCTGATGAATCATAACAGTCGCACGTTACCTGTTGGGCGCTCTTTCGACGCTGAAATGTCTTACGAGGCAAACGATAGCGGCGATGCCATGGTATCGCTTAACGGTAAGTTCTACATCGACTTAGGGCGTAATACTCAGGGCGGCATGACCACGGATGACCTTGCTAAGGGCATAGATGCAGGTACTATCTTCGACACGTCTATCGGATTCAATGCACACAGTTGGGAGTGCTCCATCTGTAACCACGATATTCGAGATTGGAGAAGTTGCAGCCACTACCCGGGCGAGAAGTATGTGGTAAGTCGTGACGGTGAGGACAAAGCCGAGACGTGCTACGTCATCGTAGGTAAGGACGGGCAAGGGGAGTTGCTAGAGAACTCACTAGTGTACGCAGGTGCATGTAACAGAGCAACTATCACCAAGAGTGATTTTTCTGCCAATGGTGTTAGCGATTCTGATAACGGTACTAAACTACATCTAGTAGAGGACTTCAAGGACATACCTCTTCAAGCAACCATCTATCAATACTACACCAAAGACGGTTCAGTATTGTTCACTGATACCGACGACCGAACCAACGGTTCGCAAGAATTGAGAAAAAGGAGTGAGCAGGAAATGGAATTGCAAAAAGTCTTGGAGGTTCTCGGACAGTTCGGTGTGAAGGCAGGAACTCCTGAGGAACTTACTACTGCACTTCAAGCCTTCTCGGGCGTACAGGAACAATTGTCTGCTAAAGAAGCTGAACTGGCTACTAAGGATCAGGAATTGTCTACTGCTAATACGAAGGTGACTGATCTGGAAGCTCAACTGTCCCAAAAGGATGAGACTATCAGCGAGCTTACTACGGCTAATGAGCAGTTGACGGAGAAGGCGGGGCTGGCTGAAACCTACCGTCAAGACCTGATTAGCGCGACTATCGAAGCAGGTGTCCGCGCACAAGGTAATGCATTCAACGCTGAACTCTTCACCAAATTCCTCGATACTCTTTCGATTGATGAGATCAAAGGTGCTAAAGAGGGCTTCGAGAACGAGGTTCAGGAGAAGTTTGCAGGTGCTCGTTTCTCCGCTCCTAATGGTACTTCGATTCGCCGGGGCAGCGCCGATCCTCAATCTAAAGAAGACTTTGCTGACGAAGTAGAATTCCGCAACTTCGTAGCTGACAAAGCTGCTGAGTATGCGAAGGAGCATAACGTCAACATCGGTGAGGCTACCAAACTGATGATGAAAAAATACTCGGAAAAAGGGAGTGAGTAATCAATGGCAGGTCAAGTTACTGGATTCCAAATGGCTTATAAGATTGCCGCGTCTAACCAAAACCCTGACAACTCCAACGTAAACGAGATTCCTCGGTACCGTCTGGTAGAACTCGCAGGTGAAGGTGAGGTTAGACTGCCTACTGCCGATAACGTGCTTATCAAAGGTGTTGTCTGCAATGACGAACGTTTACAAGACCCTCTCCGTGGAGGCAATGGTTCTCTCACAGTCGCAGGTTCCTCGGGTCAAGCAGGTAAGCACATCGCTGTTCAGCTTGATCGTATCGGCTCGGTTGAGCTTGCAGGTACGGTCACCGCAGGCCAGCGTTTGACTGCTAAGGCTGGCGGTAAAGCAGTTGTAATGCCTAGCGCAGCCGGCGTGTACAACGTGATTGGATATGCAGAGAAAGACGGCGTGGCGGGGGATGTTATTCCGTACCATATCGATCTGCATACTTACACGGTTGTCACTCCGTAATTTAGAACACACAAAGGAGAGGTGAAAATAGATGCCATCTGTACAGAAACTTCACATCGATAAGACACTGACGCAAATCTCTATCGGCTACAAGAATGAGCAGTACATTGCCGATCAAATCTTCAAGCCTGTAACTGTTGGTAAACAATCCGACCGATACAACGTCTACGGCATGGAGCGCTTCCGTCAACACGACGACCTCCGCGCACCGGGGACTGAGGCTAACGAAATCGGATGGGATTTCAGCCATGATACGTACTTCACGGACGGCCATGCTCTCCGTCATGCCATTGCTGACGAAGAAAAGCAAAATGCCGACGAGGACTTCAATCTTGAGTCCGAAGGTACTGAACTCGTTACGGAAGGTATCTTGCTGAACAAGGAAGTTGACGCGGCTAACATGATCTTGGACGCTGCCAACTACCATTCCGACCTCGTGTATAACATGGGCGCAGCTTCCAACCCGTTGAAGTGGTCTGACCCAACTTCCGATCCTGTTGGCGATATTGCGGCAGCTAAACAACGGATGCACCGCCTCGCAGGTTTGCGTCCGAACACCTTGGTTATGTCTGAAACAGTCCTTAACCGCTTGATCCTTCATCCGAAGCTGATCGAGATCGTTAAGTACGTACAGCGCGGTATCATCAACATGGATTTGCTGGCCGCTGCTTTCGGCGTCAACAAAATCCTCGTTGGTTCCGCTCTGAAATCGACGGTAACCAACCCGGGCCAAGCGGTAGCAGGTCAACGCGACGACCTCAACTACATTTGGGGTAACAGCGCAGTCCTGTGTTACATCGCTCCGTCCCCGGGCAAGAAAATGGTATCCATCGGCTACTCCTTCATGTGGAACAAGGATGGCAACGGCGCTGTTCAAGTACGTAAGTGGTACGAAACTCCCCGCCGTGCAACCATCGTAGAAGCCGAGCGTTGGTACGCTCACAAGATGATTTCTGACGTAGCTGGCGTTCTGTTCCAAGACGCTGTTGTTCCGCTCGGAGAGTAATCATAAATCTATCATCAGATAAAGGCGTAGGGGTTTAACAACCTGCTACGCCTTTTTTAAGATATTACCCTAAGGAGGTAGGTTATATGGCTAAACGCGCCAAAAAGCCAGTAAGTGAGGAAGTTGTTGCTGCTGTAACAGACACTATCGAGCCGTGTGAAGTCGAACTTCAAAAGGTTCAGGATGAGTCTCCTGTTGCAGTACAGGAAGCACCTGCGCCTGTCGTGGAGACTCCGAAATCGGAAGTTGCTCTGACGTATGACGTTAAACTGTCTATTTACGAGAAGCGCATTCTGGACGTACCCGCTGGCACTGCTAAGGTTGTAGTTGAAAATCTCGGGGGCGGCGATCTGTATGTTGATGCTAACGCCATTTCCTACAGTTCCAATGCTCTGATAGCTATCGGGGCATCCAAAGAGTTCAGTGGCGTAAGTAAGCTGTTCGTTAGCTCGGCAAGCCGTCCTACGTTCCGCGTTTCTATCTTCAAGTAAGAGAGCGGGTGATTAACGTGCCATTCCTGCAAGCAGGGTTTGAGGTGGCCGTTCGTGCTAGGTTAGGCGCGAACGCTGGTGAACTGCCAGATAGTGACATCAATAACAGGTATATCTCGCAATACGCGGAAGCAATCGTATTGAAGCGAGTACCTGATTATGCAAGTATAACCGACGAACTCGACAGCATCTCCTTAGAGAACGCAGTCATTGCCTACATCTGCTACCTGCTCTGTCCTTCCATGGCGCGGCGGGTAAATATCGAGGTCACTACTATCGACGTTAAGTGGAAGAAGGACAAGATGAATTGGAGCGACCTCGCAGCGTCGTTCATTGCCGATATGGAAGCAAGCCTAAGCCAGATACAGACCGTCCCGGTAACTGGCGTAGAAGATTACGCACTTGGCGCTAGAGCCAACTTCCAGACTGCTGCCGAATGATTGAGATTAAACAGGCACTCATCGTATCTGAAGGCGTCCCTGTTACGGTTACTGCTATTGACGGTACTGTTACAGACACAAATGCGCTCATTGGTCGAGGTAGCCGAACTGCGAACAGTAGCGCGGTTACCTTAGAATCCAACAGAAAGGGACAGTTTCTACCCTCCGTTACGGTCGGCGGCGGGAGCATAGTAAACGTTCCTACAAGCGGTGAGGACTGCATTATAGTAGCAGCTATGAAAGAAGTTATACAAGGGCAACTGGCCGCGATTGTAACGCACATGTACGTTTGTAATGCGCGTGTTACAGTCAGCGGGGTCGAGGAAACCGCAGACGAGAATGGTAATCGTACGAAAACCCCGGTCGTTAAGGCTTCCGATCTACAGTCGTTCATCGAGACACTGACTGCTGAACTGAGGCAGTACGACCCGGGCTTACACTCAGATGCAGAGTATCGTATCTATTGCCCATCCGTTGATATAACGCTTCTCGACAAAATTACTGTAATTATGAATGGCAGGTCTGTTCCATTGAAGGTAGTAGCAACGGACTACCTATCGTACGAGGGAGTAGTTGTCATTCAGGTTTGCAGTGAGACAAGGAAGTGATGATATATGCCGCGGGGTAGGAAAAAGAATACCGACAAGTACTGGCTGTATTTCGACGCCAAAGAATATATCAAAGACCTTCATACGGAGCTGCGCGAGGTAGCATTCAAGTTGAGGGATGAGCTAGTCGATTTATTGCAAAGAAATGTGGAGCAGATGCATTTTAGCCAAGCTCCTGCCTTTACCAAAGATCGAGGGTTCGACAATCCCGTCACAGACTACGAACGTGCTGTTTCCCTGCTCCGTTCAATTGTCCCTGAACGCGGGTTGATCGATATGGCTAATGGAGTAATCCAGATGGCCGTCAGCGCAATGAAGAATGACTTCGAGGACTCGCATATTGGTTGGTATTACGAGTATGGCACAGGCACTCAGGAGGACATGGACAGCCCCCTCTACAAGCTCGGAGACTGGAACAAGTTCAGGGGCGCACCTAGACCCGGGGCGCCTATTGTTACCCGCGGATATAAGAAAGCCGTATCCGCGCACACCAGAACGTCCAACGGTAAAGCGGTTGCGGTCGGAGCGTACAGTCGAAAAGCCGGTAATATCGACACAACAGAGTGGATTGATATGGCAGGAGTGCAGCGCGTATCCAACTCTAAGGTGGGAGGCTTGCCTATCAAGTCCCCGGGGTATGAAACAAAGGCATACCACTGGTACCGCAACGCCTTTTTATCAATTAAGGAGAATTATTTTGATGATATAAAGGCCGCGGTGTTCAGTGTCGATCCTCGCGATTACCTCCATGTCAAACCTGTAATCGATATTAGTTAAGGGGGCGCGATCCATGGTCATAACCGATTTATACAATGGCATCTATAAGGTGTTAGCAAATGACGCAATCATCCTAGACTACTTAGGTATAGGAGAAACGGCAAATGCACTCACGAAATCGAGGCATATCCAGAAACGTGCTAACCCACAGGATGTGACTGACAACATTCCGATGATCGCCTTCTATGCGACCCCCGGTAGACGTGAAGGTAGAAATAGTTTCGTATACACCACGCCATTCGTGTTCGACATCTATACCAACGATGACGTTCAGCTTGCCCAAGATGTGTCGGACCGATTGACTGATATCTTCAATGGAGAGATTCATCCGTTCGCGGGCATCGAGAGCTTTCAAGCGGAGTTAGTAACTGCGCACGAAAGCACAACTGACCTAGCTAACACGTACTGCTTCACTGTCGTAATCAGTATGAGCGTAGCGCTAGAGAAGTAGTAAAAATGCGATAGTGTCTATCCTAAGAGATAGCCTTATCCCAAATATTTTATATAAGGAGTGATACCGAAATGGCTAAGAAAATGATTATCAAAGGCGTAGGAACCATGATGGCTAAAAAAGTCAGCGCTGATGGTAAAGGTATTGAAGTTATCACGCTCGGTACCTTGCAAAACCTGCGTATCGACTTCAATGTAGAAATTGATGACATCTTCGGTGGTGACGGCCTGTTCGCAATCGACACCCTCATCCGTTCCAAGAGCGTTGAGGTTTCTGCGACCGATGCTAAGTTCGATCTCGAAGGTCTGCGCCTGATGCAAGGTTCCAACATCCAAGAGCAAGTCAGCACTAGCTTGTGGGTGCTTGGTGAACAAGCTGTCGCGGTTGGAGGTACTATCGGATCGAGTGTTAGCGTAGCTAAGGTTCCCGTTGAGTTCGGAGACAGCCTGTTCGGAGACGGAAACTTTGCGGTTCGTCTGAAAGACAGCAACAAACTGCTGACCAAGAAGCCGTTTAGCGCATCAACTGCTCCTACGGCTGAGGATTTCTACATCGAGTCCTTGTTCGGTACGCAAACGACTCTGAGCGCGGCGGCTGCTCAGGACGCCACGTCCATCACTGTAACAAGTGCAGCAGGGCTGACGACTGGTGACGAAATCACGGTTGACGGTGAAACGGTTACTATCTCCAACATCGTTGGAAATGTACTCACAGTCACGCCCGGCGTGTCGAGTGCAAAAGACGTAGGTGACGCTGTAATCCTTCCGTCTTCGGCAACGAACGGCATTGTACTGAATCCGTCCGCGGTTAACGCTGACGTAGTGTTCAATTACCAACGCACGGAAGTCGGCGTAGACGTTATCGACCTTATCACCGACGAAGTACCGTTCCCGGTTCACGTCATCCACCACGGCTCCTTCTTGCAGAAGAACGGCGATTACGCGGGTATCGAAACGGAACTGTATTCTTGTATCGCACAAGGTCAGTTCAGCATCGACGCTCAACGTGCTTCCGCTTCTGCTTCCACTATCGCTCTGAAAGTGATTGATCCTGAGCGGGCCGACAAGAAGCTCGGTAGCATCAAGCGTTACACTAGCCTCAAGCGCGTGTAATTCTTGCTCCAACACTGGCAAGGTAGCTCGGAAGGTTGGGTTCCCCCTGCTCAACCTAACTTGCCTTGCCAGTGTTTTTTACCTATAGGGGGTATTAATTCTTAGGGGGAATTGAATATGTCTATGACCAAAGAAGAACTGGAAAAGGTACACGCACAAGGTATGAACGACGAAGCGATTGCCCGCATTAAAGCGGAGGCGGTTACTGCAAAGTCTGAGGACGTGTGGTTCCCAACAGGTAAGAAGATCACCTTACTCGACGGTAAGGAGTACATGATGAAACCATCCAAGCTCGGGCAGGGCAGAAGGCTCATGAAACTGCTCGGTAACATCAGTTTGGACTCCCTGATTATCAACTTCATTGAAACAGGTAACGAAGAGGCTGACAAACAGCGGGTCGATAACTTTTATGAGGCGCTCCAAATCGCACTCTATAGTTACCCTGAAATTACACGCGAATATTTGGATGAGTACTGCGACTTCTCGCACGTACGTGAAATCCTTGACTATATCATCGAGGCCAACAACCTAAAAAAGTAGAACCTAGTGGAGAGGGGGAATCCACCGGGGTTCGAGATGCGAAAACGAATGAACCCCTTGATTGGGGCGACATAATGTTCTCCCTCCACAAACATTGCAATTTGAACCAGTGGGAAATTGCCGAATATACCCTACCGCAGGTCGAAGACCTGATAAAGAAAACTAATCAGTTCATCAAGTTTGAGGTAGAGATGACGCAAGCGCCGCTGAAAGCGATGTTCGGTGTAAGTGAGGGAGCCGCTGAGGGCGGATCGAAAAATAGCGCCCTAGACTCCCCTGATAGTGACTACCAAGAAGCAACCGAAGAAGACATTGCCCAACTAGCTCGTATATTGGGCGGTGGCATGTAAGCCAGTTATCCCGTTCTGCCTATTCTAGTGATTAGGTAGTAACGGGATTTTCTCTTCGTGGAAGGAGATGACATATAGGATGACCACTGAATCGATGGGTGAAAAGCGCAGCTTAGAAACTGAAATTAAACTTACATTTACGGACGCGGTAAAGGGTGCCCAAAGCCTTGCTTCGTACTTGGAAGCTATGTCTACAGCTATGGGTAAGATCGAGGGCGGCTTGAATCTTAAAGCGTTCAAAGAAGATGTGGATAAGCTGATAGGTACCCTTGAAGGTAAGAAGGGTCTTATTAAGTACGATTACTTTAAGGAGCAGCTTACAGATCAGATCAATGAAGCTTTGGTTAAGAGCAGCATTCACTTCGACCACACATTCAACACGCAACCGTTCAAAGTCACGATGCCGACAGAACTGTTCAAGGAGATCAATTCTAAAATTCAAACCAAGCTTGAGGAAGCTCTTAAAGATCACGCCAAGCTCGGTCTGAATAACTTGGAGTTCAAGTTCTATTTCAATGCCAAGGCCATGGATAACTTCCGAAAGGCTTTCAACACGAAGCTGAACGAGCAGATCGAGAAGAACATTTCCATAGCATCGGAAGCGTTCACTATGGACGAGAACGGTAAGGAAGTAAGATCGCCTATTAAGCTGACCATCGACGGTGCGGCATATAGAAACATCTTAAAGAAAATCGGGGATAAGGTCGTTGAAACCCTATCCAACCCTGATGCTATTAAGGTTGAGAATGTTGACGGTATGCTGTCGATAAAGGCTATGGGCCTAGCTAATGTCATTACCAAAGTAAGCAAAGAAATAAAGAAAGTGGATGAATTATTTGCATCCCTCGCTGACGATCCAAAGTTCAAGCAGCTATCTGACTACAGATTGAACCTTGGCAAGTTCAGAGACACCATGACTAACCTGTACGACGAGGTTTCCGTGGTGGCGTCGGCGCTGAACAACATCGATGTGCAGGATAAAGGCTCCCAAGGCAAAAAAGTGTCCGAACTCGACAGAATGATCCGCACACTCAGGGATTCGGTGACAGGCAAAATCGGAGCCTTGATAAAGGATATCACGACCAACATCTCAGTTACGAAGGATAGCCCTGTCTACAATCAGTACGCGGAATGGCTCAAAACCGCTGCTGACATGGTGCAAAAATACATCAAAGATACTATTGATGACTCCCTACTCCAACTGTACAAGGACTTGGGTTACTCTCCCGCCGTCATTAATGGCAAAACTATCATGCAGAAAGGTATGGGAGAGGTCAGTCAGCGTATCGAGCAGTCAACCCTCGAAGCAGTACGGCAGGTTGCTTCTGAGATTTCGGGCGGTTCTTTCCTTACTGCCGATGACGCTTCTCGAATTGCACAGCAGCTCGGGATTCATACGGAGCAAACAAAGAGCCGCATCGAGCAAAACACCCAACTGTTTGCCAAAAATTTGATGGAAGATATCTTGAAGCTGCAAACGGATATCTTCACTGACCTGCAAGGCGCAGTGACAGCGCTCATCAAGAAGTACGCAGCGGAAGTCCCAAGCCTCGCTTCCCGGCCTGTTAGAGTGGATGCATCTGCACTCATTGCGAAGCTGAATGCGTTGACGGGCGGGACTGCCGATATCCCTGACGAAAAGCTCGATGAAGTCGCTCAAGGAGTGAAGAACTACCTGGCTAACCACATCGCGAATGTCGTAGACAAGCTCAATGGTCAACAAGGTAGAACTCTAAGCAAGAATGAACTCGACGATATTGATGAGGTCATGTACGCGCAATCGAAGAAGCTTGTAGATTTCACGATCAAGAAGTCCACGGATGTTCTCGAAGCCTTCACGAATGGCCTTAGCGACAAGAACTTCAAGTCCTTTACTACCGCAGAGAAAAAGGTCATTCAGGACAGCATGAAGGGTACCTTGAAGAATGCCGTGGCACAAATGACCCAAACGGTACATGCTGCATTTTCCTCCGTTGCGCTAAGGTTCGAATCCGCTAAGGAGCTGGAACAGGATGTTGAAGCTGCTCTTGGCCGGGCAGTTGAAAATGCCAACGTGACGGGTGCAGGAGTCATTAGCCTTGACCTGACCGATTCAGTAAACCGGGCGATTGCCCGGGCGGGTGCTAAGATCGCTGACGTTGTTGACTCTTGGTTACCTGCTGATGCAGGGGCGATCGACATAAATTATAGACAGCATGTTCTTGAGCCTCTGCAAGATCACGTCAATCAATTGACCGAAACAATTCGTGCGAACATCTTGGCGCTAACCGAAGCGCTCACTAGCACAGGGATTGTCAATAGCTCGGATGTCTCCCCTATTAATACCGCGGTACAGGGCTATCTTTCAAGATATGTAGGACACCTTGCAATAGCAATCAACAATATGAACGCGGCGCAAGCGCAAGGACGGTTCAATCTTAATTCGGTTATGGGCGGCCTTACCTTGGGGGCGAACGGATTCCTGACCAACTACACCGACCGATTGATCGAGGATGCTCACCGGGTATCGCAGGAGCTAGGAAGTTCCTTCCGTGCCAACACTGCTGACCTCCCGCAGCACATTCGTAGAATCCTAGCTACCCGCGGGAACTACAGAACACTTCGGGAGTACCAAAGAGCCGTTCCTGTACAAGAGGGTGATGAAGCGTTAAGAAACGTCCTTAATGCTTCCCTTGAGTCTACAATGACCCATATGAATGATCGATTCCTGCAAGCCCTGACCACGCAGATCACGGGTATTCGCAGCGCTATTGACGGGCAGAACATCCACTTTAACCCCATTCATGGTGACAGCCTGTTGCAAAGTATTACTGGTGATATGAACCGTGTTATGGAAGAGGTTGTCGCGAAGCTCCGTAGAGAGCTTGACGCTCAGTTCCGTCTTATCTTCCAAGGCATTCGGGACATTGACGTTGTTCATCAAAGCCTCGGGTACACTCCACCCGCAGGGACAGTACGCGGTGGCCGCGGCTCCCGCAGAGCGGCGCGGGGCGCTACAGGCGAGGAATCGTCAAATGGTGGGCAGTATGGGGATCAAGGATTTCTCTTCGGTGACCGTATGCCTCTTGCTGTTCGTGGCAATGCAAGGTTACCGAAAGACTTCATGTACGAGGACGCCCTTACCCGTTCGGCAATGATTACGGTTGAACGTACCAAGAATCGCTTCCGTGGTTCCACCATGGCACAGGAAGATCACAACAACCTGAATGATTACTTGGACAACGCGTACCTGCCGCGTATGCGTGAGCTTGCAGGTAGAGCTACTACTTCCGCCGACTACCGCTTAGTTGCCCCGATGATAAAGCAAACGAACCAAGAACTGCAATACCTCGTTGAGCAGTTCAGGGAAAGTAAGCGAACTGGGACAGTTGCATTCAAGGGCGGCGAGATGGAGAAGAACCTTGCAGAGTTCATGCAGCGTACCCAAATAAGGGCTGAGGGTCTGCGTACGAAGTTCCTCGGAAAGCTAGGTGCCGAAGACTACAACGAAATGGATGAGATGCTGAACCGCATCATCTCCAAGTCCAAGGATTTGGCCGCTATGGAGGTCGTTGATCTCCAATCCCTCGCTACGGCGGGCCGTTTAATGCGACAGTTCGCAATGGAGTTGGAAACTGTATCCAAAGGGTTCGACCGAGTAGCGCGGGTGAACCAATTGGACAGCAGATCAAGCTACGCCATGCAGCGGGATCAGACTCGCGCCGATAGCTTTGACATCGAGCTTCAAAGGGTTCGGGACAGCTTCCGCAGCAAGCTAGGGGAGCAGGATTACACAGACCTGAACCAAAGGCTCGACGCCCTACAGCAGCGATCCACGGTACTTGCAGGTACGCCTATCGGTGACGATACGGATATCAGGCGGCGTACGTTGGAAATCGCTGACCTCCGTAACGAGCTTGCCCGCGTTAGGGTGCTTTACAACCAGATGGCGAGTTCCGACGCGAAAGGTGATCTGTTCGGTCAGGACAACATGCTCAAAGGAGACGTTACGCTCAGAGAGCTGGAAACGATCATGCAAACTATGACTCACATGCAGGTCAAACTCGATCAATTCGATGCCGCCACTCGTAAGTGGAAAGCTACGCTTACGGACGTGAACGGGGAAACTCAGAAGATCGAAGGTAACATTGACCGCATTTCAGGCGAGTTGTTTGTAGGTAAGTTCGGGGGCGTTAGATCGCCTAAGCAGGATTCCCTTGGGTACCGTTACTCTCCGTTCGTGGTTGAAGACTACCAGAATAATGTGCGGCCCGTTCGTCAGAGCGAACGTAGAAATGGACTGACGGACGCCATGATGAACTCTGCTAGGTACACGGTGGCGGGTTCCCTGATCGGCGCACCGAGCATAGCGATGTGGTACGGGTACGACCAATACAAGCAGTTCGAGTACAACATGTTGAAGGCGCAGCAAAACTTCATGTTTAAGGACTTGCAAGCTATTTCTGACCCTAACGGCGACCCTATGAATGTTATGCAGTCCACCGCGGCTGAACGGCTGCAACAACGTTCTATGCTCGATAAGGACTTCTACTACGCGCAGGGTGATGCAGGTCGGAAGTTCTACGACCAGAATGCTCTTACAAAAGAACAACTGGACGCTAACTACGAACAGTTGTTGGGGCAGGAGCAAGCAGACCTTCGTGCAAAGGCGTACGGCGGTAACAGACGTACTCTGCAACAACTGGCATATGTCAACGGCGTAAGCACCACAGACGCGGCTACAGCGTACCATATTTCCTCGCGGAGATGGGACGACCCGAACGAGGCGATGGCGTTTACGCGGCAAATCCTTAAAGCAAAATCCATCGAGGACGTTGACGTAGAGGCTGTTGCTATGGGTTTCGAGGCGCTGGCTTCTCAATGGGGGCTTGTGGGCGCGGAGATGGAAAAGGTAACGAACATGATTATCAAATCCACCAACATGACCCAAGCCAAGATCGAGGACGTTCTGGATACGCAAGCTAGGGCAGGTGCAATATTCCGTGACGTTATGCCAGAGGTTTACGCGGAGGATAAGTTCAAGGCCATCGCACAGGCTACTGCGTTGTCAACGATGTTCGTACAAGGTACTGCTCGTTCGGGTAAAGAGGGCGGTACTTTCTACAAGAGCATACTTGAACATCTCTACAAGCCCGAGTCGGTTAGCATACTCGAAGAACTCTCGGAACTCCCACAGTTTGCTGGTATGAAACTCAGTCCGTTTGTTACTGACCCTGATACTGGCGTGAAGCGGCAACGTGACATTCTTGAATTGATGGGTGCAGTATTCGACGCTGTAGGAGTGGTTGGCAAACCTGACCGCAATCAAATCTTTGAACCACTGGCTCAAACTTGGCAGATCGGCGGAGCCGCCGCTTTGGTCGCATTGGTCGAGGATAGCCAGAGAGCCATGGAGCAACAAAGACAGGCAATTGAAGTCCTTAACGAGCGTAGGCTTGCCAACAACCAGAAGCAAATCCAAGGCAGCGGTGTGAATGGCGCGATAACGTCCGAAGACGTGTTCAAGTTCATGTCGGGTGAAATTTCCGACATCAGTCCGCGTGAGATCGCTCTGATCCAAGCAGCACAGATGGGTACGTACCAGTTCAAAGAAAACCAAGTCAAAACCATGTGGGAAGTCGCAACTGGTGACGTGTTCGAAAGCCTACAGGAAGAGTTCTCTCGGCTGGCTACTTACCTCAACGCATTCTTGCGGGTGGTTGGGGACAATGCACAGGAGATCGCAACTTCTCTGCAACTGGCGACCACACTTGGTATGGGATTTGGTGCCCGTTGGCTGCTAGGTAAAGGCATGGATAAAGTTCAAGACAAACGGGACGCTTGGCGTGGCGAGAGGATTGATAGGGTACGCACAACGATGAACAGTCAAGCACATTCTATCAATGTACGTCGCAGGTTCTTTGAGAGTCAGTTGGACAATGCATTTGCCCGCGGTGGTGACCCCGAGCTTACCCGTGTGAGTCAGCGGATCGCGCCTCAGATGGCAGCGTTGGCGGCAGAAGCGCACATGCTTAACAACCGCATGAAGCTGCTAGACAACGAGGTCGCTAGGCTCGGAATCTCGGAAGACAAACTGTCCGTTAAGACGAACATGGTGCAAACCGAGTTCAAGAATGCGACAGTCGACGCTACGGCATTCAGCGCCGCCTTGAAGAAGCTGGCTACCCAAGCAGGTGTTGACGTTAAGGAGTTTGACCGCCTACAACGGAAGATCGATCAGCTAGAGAAAGGCCATCGCAGGGGCAAAATCAGCACCGAGAACTACCACAAGACGATGGTTAGGTTAGGTCGCCAGTTTGATGTTGCGGGTGCAGGCGTCCCGGCCATCATCAACGGCAGCAAAGTCAGCGGAGGGGCAGCAATGGTCGCTATGATCGCCGCGGCTTCCAGTGGCGCAGGGCAGTTGACTGCGGGCGGCGGTACAGGCGGCGGCACATTCAGGCAGTTGTTAACGGGATTGCTGCAAGGTAAGGGAGCACCTCTTCGGGACGCTAACGGCAAGCTAGAGCGCGATGACCAAGGTAACGTCCTGTTCGAGCAAGATGTTGACCCTGATCGTAAACGCTACTCGGGAACAAGACGTGTAGGCAGAGCAGTCGGTGGCGGGATGATGCGGGTAGGTGCTGCGGCTACTATCGGTGTCGGGCTACAGGCGTCCATAGGTCGTGCAGGTAGAAACATTGCCTCCGAAGGTGAACTTGCTGAAATGGACGCTATGGCGGCTCAAGACATCTTGAAGCAATTCTACGCAGCAAATAACGACAAAAAGAGCACAGGTGACAAATTGCTTGGGTGGCTAGGTTATGGTTACAACTCTTTGATGAATAAGCTCCAAGGAGGAGAAGGCTATGACATGGCTCAACGAGCATCCAGTGGCGGCGCACTCTCCCGGGATGCGGCTCTCGCCAACATCTACAAGGAGATCGCGGCGGCTCGGGTCAAAATGCAGGAGGAAATCTACAAGGCAGACCCAACCAAGGCATTCCTCGTAGATACCGAAGGCAATATCAAGGACACCCGTTACGAGAACGTAACCACCATCGACGAAGCCCAACAGCTTATCAGTAAGATTAACGAGGATGCGAACAACAAGCTAAACGCCAATGAGTCTGCCTTCCAAATCCGTCAAGCTGACCTTATGGTTAAGGGATTCAGGGATGACTCAGAGGAAATCATCAAGATCACAAACGACTTCCTCGAATCTCAACGTAAGCTGCTGACTGCGGCGGCAGACCAAATCAAGAAGGAGAAGGATGAGGTCGAGAAAGCGGGCCAGAAGGATTCTCCTGCTTGGAGGGCATTGGATGCTGAGGAACAAGCTAAGAGGGCACAGGTAGCACAGATGAGCGCTCAGATCGTAGGTAACAGGCTTGGTATCAAGACTAACGCTACCACAGAGTTGTTTGATGACCTCGACTTCTCGCTCAACAAGGCTTCCATCACAAGCTCGGGCAGCGTTAGTGACCTCTTGATCGGCGGGGCAACAAGCGATAGCGCTTCTGTGAAAGGTGCGACTAGGGCAGGTCTGTTGGAACAGAACAGAATCATAGCCCAATCGTTACCTAAATTACAGGCAGAGCTATCCAAGTACAACCCAAACTTGGACTCCGAGAGAGAACAGTACCGGGACATCTGGCTGCGTATCGCACAGCTACAGCAAGAGCAGAAGGACAACTTGGTTAAGATCAAGGAGTCCCTCACCAAGATGTCCACCTTCAACCTACCAGATGGTATGCAGCCAATGACGTACTTCGAGGCCATGTCTTCAGGATCGCAATTCAAGAATGTCACCACAAGGGTCGGAGATGTCATCGTTAACGTAACACTGGGCGCTGACATGACCGCTGATGAGGCTGACAAGATCGGGAAGTCGATCGCAGGACATGTGCAGAAGGGTCAAAGGCAACAGGCTCAAGAGCTTGGCAACCAAGTTCGGGCGGGCTACCAAGGAAACTACAACTCGATGATCGGAGGTAAGTAATCATGCCAACACAGAATCCTATCGGGAGCGCTAATGATTACTTCAAGAGGAAGCTGTTCGTGGATACGGGGATGAATTTCATGGAGGTGAAGGCTCGCATTGTCGAGCCTTACACCCCACCTACCCCGACTGTCCGTACCAAAGAGCTTGAAGTCATCAATGCCCCGTCCAATTTCAACAGTTTGGGACTAGGCTCTTACAAGATCGCTATTAATCTCCTGTTCGCCACCAAAGAGGATTACGCTGAATACATGATGTGGTTGGGCTGGACTCACAAGTTCTATGACGAGCGCGGCCAGATTTACTTAGGGGCGGTAGATTCCATAACGCCAAAGCCTGTATATACCAGTAATGTATCCTCAGGAGGGGGCCGGGAAGACAAGCGAGGCTACCTAGTGGAAGTATCCCTTGTGACTATTAAGAAGGATGTGTACGACCGTAAGAGTAGGTTCCAGTTCCAAGACCTAAAGGACGAGAATCAGGATGATTACTGGTTCAAACCTGACATACAAGAGTTGGCCGACCTCGGAATTGTTGCTGTGTTGAACAATGATGGAAGCCCGGTGTTGTATTTCCGTCCGAGTGACTATATTAGCAGGTCTGAGTTCGCAGTATTCCTTAACAGAACACGCAGGTTCTTAGAGAAGGTCATTCGAGAGTAGATCGCAAGGTCTACTCTTTTCTATTGTCTATACTAGGGGAGAGGTGATGAAGATGCGACAATGGCTTGATGTTCTACCGGGAGACTGGTTTTATAACGAGGTAATGGAGGCCAGTAACTATTTACTGGAAGACGGTGATCCCCTTATCTCGGGATTCTCTTATAATAGATTTTCTGCACCTAAGGTGTATGAGGAATTTGAAGGCGACGGCGGTAGAGTTGAGTTCACACTGACCCTACCCGAGGATGTAGAGCCTTCCACCTCCAATCCGCTGTACGTATACGTGGATGGTGTACAGACAATATACAAAGCAGTAACGGGCACTGCCGTAACACTATACGCTCCCCCAAGAGCAGGTTCGCGGGTAACCGTCATGATGCAGGGTAAGCCTTGGGTAGACGTGAACGGAAGACCCGAGATAGTAGCCCCGGGCGTGTACCCGAGCAAAGACCTCGACAATGCCAGCAGCTACTACTGGAATCCTCTGGACGGACGGCACCTTGAATACTGCTACGCATACGGGAAAGCGTTGAGACGCGCCCCTATCCCTGTCGATGAGTGGAACGTTAGTGATCCGCAAGCACTTGTGGAGAAATATATTGGGTCAGCAACGGACATGTATGCTATATCTCCATCCTCCCATCCGTACGCACCGGGTCGGCTTTTCCTGTCCATGAACCTTAATAACGTGACTTGTTCGTTGATTTACTACTCCAAGGAATCTGATGGGACGATTGTAAAGCGCGGCGGGGAGTTTGCAGCTACAAGCCCTATGCCGCTTTGGAACGACAGGTACTTCCCTGATGCAAGAATTACTAGGGCAGAGGCGTATGCTCTCATCTGTAGAATGCGGGACTCCTTCTACAGCCGATTCACGGACACGGAGCCTCCAAATGGGAACTTCACGGAACCCCATACAGCCTACGATGGGCAGCGGGCGTTCAAGCTGCTACATCGATTTCAGACAGGTGGGACAGGTTTGAAAGTGCTCAACGCCCACGGAGTTCAGTACGATCTCGGTGATGACTATGTGGAGTTCAACGATCACACAATCCTGTTCAACCTCCCACTATCTGCTGGCAGTCGTATCACGTTCGTTGGAACGTACAACAGCAAGTTTCCCGACCTTGATTCTAATGCATGGTACTACCGATATATTGCACCAATGGAGATCGAGCGTTTCGGTGACGGCTCCCCTCTGATAACGGGAAGACCTAACCCTGAGGTGGGGGGACCTGATATTTTTGCACCTGACGAGATGCTTCAACGGTCTGAGGCGGGGGCATTCCTGAACAGGTTCCGTAAGTGGTGCATTGAGAGATTCAAGTATTAAGGGGGAATTGACATATGGTTCAAATCTCGGCAGAACTCGAAAAGGTTCTCAAGGAGCGCCTAAAAATTGGGGACTTTACCAAGCCTGTCTACCGTGTTGAGGTAGATAGACTTGCCTTTGTTCCCGGGCGCGTCGAGGACTTAACAATGAATGTCAGCTACAGGCAGGACGTGAAGCGCGTACAGCGTACGTGGATTTCTTCTAATGGTAACGGGGAGTCCGCGCTGAATTATACCGACTTCGTATTCCCGGCCAAGGGATACAGCAAGGACGCGGACATTACCGATCAGTACGGTACCCGCGGCGGCAAGCATAAGGGGATTGATATCGGGTGCCCTATGGGGACAGAGATATACGCGGTATGGGGCGGCGTAGTCAAGATCGCGGACTCTAGCAGGGAGTATGACGGTGCAGGTAAGTACGTTGTCATCGAGCATGAGGACGGCTTCCTTACGAAGTACTTCCACATGAGTAGGATCGATGCCAGCGTCGGGCAGCGTGTAGGCCAAGGCGACATTATCGGACTGTCAGGGAACACAGGGAACGTACGCGGCGGCGGGGCTATTCCTACAGGAACCTATGACGACCCTAACTCGGAGAGGGCAAAAGGTAAGGGAGCACATCTCCATTTCGAGATCCACAAGCCCGGTAAGGATGGCGTTCCTGTTGCCATTGATCCGTACCCATTCATCTACGGGAAGCAGAAGCTATTCAGCGCCACAGTTAATGTTGGCGACGTGGTGGATGACGGCGATGTGGACGTGCGGGTAGGCAGCGTACTCTACTCGGAGGAATTTACTAGCCGTAACTGGTACAACGGTGAAAACTACGGCTATAGTAGCAACCTACCTGACAAACACGCAGTCGATATAACCAAAGGTCAGGCCGTACTAACCTTGCAAACGGACGATGTGGTGGATATTCACTACTTCTTGAAGAATCCGAACCCCTCACTCCTGTCCGCTAGGTTCGCTACCAATTTTATGGATGGTGACGCGGAGTTCCAAATCTTTGTTAATAACAAACTGGCAATCAATGTGAAGAAATTCAATGCCGGCGATATGAGCATATTTCAAGATGTCGTTGATAGGTACATTCCCCCGCAGACCTCGGGTTCGTCCGTTACGGTAACCTTCCGTATCAGCTACCGTGGCACGGGCACAGGCGAGTTCAGGTTCGAGAACTTCTCGCTCAAAACCATTTTGGAAATCCCCGAGTGGATGGTAAACAACGTAGTCGGCAAGTCCAACACTGCAAACTACGAAGGGTATTGGGATGAGGTCGAGGTAACCGACAACCTGACATTTACACGAATGGACAAGGTGCCTCTCGATGTGGGTTCGTTCGTTTACATGGACACCCTCCCTCTTGAGAATGTGCAAAGCATCTCGACTGATAACCAGTTCGAGGCTGAGTCCAGTACACTCACGATGACGCTGAGTAACGCCAATGGATTCTACAGTCCTGACTACAATCCGTCCCTTTTTCCCGAGGACTTGCTTGAACCGTCCCCGTTCACGTACCAAATAAACGGCGCGACGATCAGCGTCCTTAGCGAGAATACCCCTATCCGTGTCTACTTCGGGTACGGAATGAATATTGTCCGTATATTCACTGGACTTATTGATCGGGCGGAACTGAGCGCAGACAATGCCACCATCACAATCAACTGCCGGGATATGTACAAACGCGCTATCGAGAAGGTTTTAGTGGATGATCTGTACTACCCGCGGGACTTGGCAGAGCAGCATACGGACATCCAAGACCCTGTTTTGGATAATGCACCGAATCCTGTGGACTATTCGGGGCTGACTCGGAAGCAGAAGATCATCTATAAAGCGCAACAGTACGCCAGCGAATACGCGGTGGACTACAGACTCGCGGTAGCAATCTCGCAACATGAAACCAACCTCGGCACCACAGGGATGGGTACGGAAGAGAAAGGTGGCTACATCTGCGGATATGGTGTTCGAGACGATGGCGGCAAGCTACAAACCGAGTATTCAGGGATTGACTGCCAGATGAAGTTCGTTTGCAAGCGAATCAAAGAAGCGTTAAATGGTCGCCCTACGACACCCGATAACATTCGTTATTTGTGGAAGGGCGGCGACAAGGGTACCGCGTACCAGTACGCTTCCGACACAAGATGGGCAGACGGCGTTTGGTCGAGCTACCAAGAAGTCATTAATGACCCTGAGGTAAACCTTCAATTCTTCAAAGGCACGGCGGCGGGAACCACACCTACGCCTGAGGAAAAGGAAGCGAAGAAGGGCGAAGCACAGTGGTTAAAATCGGCTATCGTTCATGACTTGATGACGCGGTGCGGGCTGCATAGCTGGCGGGTGACCGCTGAGGACTTGCAGTACCCTGACTTCGTGATTGAAGAGTCGTATGTCATCGAGGTAGATCAGGCCAAAGGGAAGGTAATCAAAGCCACGTCGAACCCGGGCGAGTTCATCTTAGAGGACATCGAGTCCGTGCCGACGATCAATGGGTGGATGAATGGTTTTGCTCACCAACCAGTCAAGTTCGATGCTTGGAAGTTCAAGGTCAACGAATGTGTGCGGGAGGTCATGAAGGACACCAACTACCGCGCATACTGTGACAGATACGGCACCTTCCGATTGGAAAAGATCAGATGGAACAAGCCAGTCAGAGGACAGTACATTGAGGGCGAGAACTTGATTTCCCTTAGTAAGTCCGTTGATTTCTCCCGGGGCCGTAGCCACTTGATCGTCGTAGATGAAACAGACAAGTACATGAGCTTCATCGATTCCGACATCTTGCAGGAGCTTAAAGGGGAGCTGCGTTCGGCCATGATTTCTGTCGGATGGGCAAAAACCGACAAGATGAAACAGGAAATTGCCAAGCGTCTGTTCTGGGACATGAAGCGCCTGTGTCGCACCCTATCGGTAGCTATCCCGGTAGACCCAACCCTTGAAGTCCTTGACCGTATCTATGTAGTCAGTAAGCGGACAGCAACTCGGGATACCTTCATAATCAAGGGCATCAAGACAACGATCTCCAACACAGGAGCCATTCAGCAATTAGACCTCATGTGGGCTAACAACGGGGGAGTGATCTACTAATGGCGGGCATTGTAAATGATTACCTTATATTCCCCATCCTTGACCTTATTCGAGAAGAGATCAGGTTAGCGCAACGCGGCGAGAGCAGGAACAACAGTGGTGGCGGGGGTCAAATATTTATTGACCCCTTTGGCGGCGTACCATCTGTCACATTGCACAGACAGAACCCTGACGATAAGGCCAAAGTCATTCTATCAGGGGCAACACTGAACTACCAATCAGGATATGTTGTAGAGATTCAGCTTCACCAATCCACGGGATTCAAGCTACTGAGTATAGATCAGACCGTCATCGATAACAGCGGCGTTCTGGTAGCCTCCTATCACATCGGACTAAACTATGATGAGCGCGGATTGCTTGTAAGCACGGACGTTCGTAAGACTAACTAGGGGGTGAGGTAATGTCATTCGGAATTAATTATGTGGCGGGCGGACGGTTTGACCCGCCTTTTATGCCTACCAAGACGGAGCCGTATATCAAAGGACAGATGTTGGAGTCGATTGGCGGTGGCATACAGCGTGTATATTTTCAGCCCGAGGTGGATGTTGAGCTGCTGGCCGTGTCCGTAGGAGCCTCGGAGTACGAAGCAAGGGACTATTGGGATTTGATTGTGGACGGTCGCGTAGTATGTGACACGATCTTCACGAAAGATTTGCCCGAGGGTATGTACTTCACTGCAATCATCCCGGTAGAGGCGGGGAAAGCGTTGGAGTTTGTGTTCCACAATGAAGGGGCACGTCCCAAGTTCGTTTGGGTCAACTACCAAATGCTAAAGTGAGGTGGGCACATGGCTTTCATAGATACGACAATTACAGAGGGTGGCCTCCCCGGGAACATTACTAATCTGTTTCTCAATAACGGCTGGACAGAAGTAACACAATTCATGAAGGTGATTTATGACACCAACCTGACGAAGCCCAACGTGTCGAGGTTCACTTCCAACGGCAATGCCGAGTACAGGATCGCGATGAGTGCAGAGATCATTCAGCAAGGTGCGTACGTGATCCATCAGGACGGCCAAGTAGCAAGTGTCCCCATTACTGTAGAGGATACAGGGACGGCCATCCTGCTCGACCTTACAGGTACGGACGGCAGCGTGTTCGAAGTTTACTTGCCAACCTACCTACCGGGGAATAAGACCAAGGTGTATGTCAGCAGACATGATGTTATAAAGAACGCCTCAGGCATGATGTATGGTATAGCCGTGGCGGGGTGGCAAGATAGACCGTTATCCCACATTCCTTATATGGTTAAGGAGAACGGGACATACGAGTTTAAGAATGCGACGTTCATCAATGATGCCATTAACAGGTTCACAGATGCGTACGCAGATCACTCTACGCTGTACGTGTACCAGTTGGATGGCTTCTTCTCCCCTACCTACGAGAACTCAGTGCTGCCGTGGAATAGCACGAACGACCGGGAGTTGCTTAGGTTGTGCCTTGATACCGAGGTATGGACGACGGCTTGGAACGTGGCAGCCAACAAGTTCGAAGTGAAGCAGACGTTCCCGAACAATATGCAATCCCCCATCGTAGAAGTGAAGCTGCGACTCTCTCAAGTCGAACAGTTCTATGACGACAGTCTCAATTCTGACGTCCAGTTTACAAACTGGTGGTCGGATAGCCAGATTCGTGTAAAGGGGTTGTTGGATAATAAGACTGCGATGCTCATCCTTACTGCGGACACTGCGCCTATGTGGGAAGGTAATACTACGCCATCTGTTCCTTTATACATGGGGGATTTCGATAAGTACGAGAACTCCAACAACGGCAATACGTCCGAAGTAATTAACCGCTCGTTCAAGTTTGATGCGGGGAACGGAGGAACCAAAAGCGCGACGATCACTACAGCGTTCCCGTGTGTGGCAACAGGCTCCCATGTAGACGTGTACCTCGTAGGTGACTTTAGCGCCGATATTCCGCCTGACGTATTCTACAACGAGTGGGCGTGGCTCGAAATTGACGGCCAATCCTTCGGAGGGATGACGACAGGACAAGCGGTTGAGACAAACCTTCCTGACGACCGAAACGACCCCCGGGTAAAGAAGTTTACATTCAACCTACAAAATATCACAGGCAAAAAGAGCTTCCAGTTTTCTTATCGCGTATCTGCTCAAGTGTCCGTTTCCCGGGCATGGATCGATCTTCGCATCAATACCGAGGCTGTCATGAACATGTCATGTCTGTGGGCGGGCACCGCGTACACAAACAAGACGCACGTACAGAAGGACACAGCAGAGAACGTAATCGATACATCGAGGGACTTTGATTATACAAACCCTTCGCTAAGTAACTTTCAGCCTGTACTGCAACCATTCCTCAAGAACTATGTCGCTCACCCAAGTAACGGGGTGGACAGTATCATGGTGAAGACTACGAAGTTCGGTGGTAGGTACCAATCCTACTACCTTACGTGGGAGCAGTCACCTAACGGGATGCCTCCCAACTTCATTCATGACAGTACAGGATTGCAGTACCCAAGGGGCTGGATGCAAGATAATACCTCGGACTTCAAGTACCAGTTCAACCCGTCGAGATACTCCGACAAGGTACATTCGTCAAAGGCATATATCTACCATCCCGAGCTAGGGGTGCATGGCTCCTTGCGTGGTGTTATTTTAATGCCACCCCTCTCTATACTAAATGGAGATGAATTAAGGGAAAGGGTCGGTTGTGACGAGCCTATCTTCTACCACTATCATTTGGTGGAGGGTGTGTCGCCGCTAACTAAACGACCTTCCACTCAATATAGACCTGCGGGACTAGGTATTAGAACTACCCCGTTCCCAATTTAA